GTACCACATATGATGCGCAATATTATGGTTACACTGGTATAACAACAGATGCAACTCAAGCTAATGATTTCGAAATTGAATTAATCGATTCTTTTCATTGTAGAGTTTCTTTCTTAATTAATAACTTTAGATATTATCTAGTAGTTAGTGATGATGCAGAAGAAAACACTCAAAAGAAAACTCTTTTCGTTGGGGAAAATAAAATAAGCAAAGATAATGCTAAGCTAGAGTATACTATAGTAAAGGGAGGGTTAGGAACAACGTCGGATTATTTAGCTTTCTTCTCTACTAAAGTTAAAGATCCAGATAATGCTTTTAGTCCTGATCAGAGATATATTTTAGAAAATAATGGACAAACATTAGTAGCACAAAATATATCTAATATAGATGATGTTAATTCTTTTTTCTTTACAACTCGTGCTATTAAATTAGGAGGTGAAATCGATTTAACTATTCCATCTCCATATAATACATCGTTTATAACCTACAATAAAAACGGTTCAAAAGTTGATACTAGTAAGAGTAATTTTCACTTACCTTCTAATTATCTTCTCCATACTTCTTCTAATTCTACCTCTCTTAAATTTGATTTATTAAATTTAAAAAACATTTCAAATAATTTTGATCAATATGTTTCTTCTAATAATTTACTTTCTTCAAGTGATAACAACCCTATATATGTTAAGGGACTTAGAAAATATACTAGTATATTTTCAGATGTAGATAGTGAAAAGAATGAAACTCTTTCATTAAACTATGTGTATAATAATTTTAATGTAAGGGTAAGAGAAGGTTCTACATACTTTATAACTCCATCTTCTTTAAATCCTTTTACACAAATTAATATTAATGATACCAAATTTGTAGACTCCGGAGCATTTTCATATACACAACCATTTTTAGCTGATAGAGTATATGAACTAGATGATGAAGATGGCGTAAAAAGTGAGGACGCTACATACTTATGTACATGGTTATCTGGTGGCGTAGGTAAAAGAGGAGTATGGGTAGATAGGTATTTTTATCCAGACCTAGCTTCCAAAGAAGAAGCTTTATCTTCTAATAACACTTATGATGTTACATATGAGCAACTAGTAGAAAATTTAATTAAAAACAATAGCTCTTTAAAAACTTCTATAGAAAAGAAAGTTATCTTTGATAAGAAGAGCGATTTAGTATTCCAACCTAATAAAAGATACAGATACGAACGAATTAAAAAAGATGAATTAGAAAGAAAAAAGCCTACTAATTTTTGTGAAGGAGCAGTTCTTACTGATAGAATAAACAATTACTTTAACGAAATAAATAAAAACGGGGGCTTTGCATTAGGATTTAATATAAAAAGTGATGCTGGACAATTTACTATAAGATCAAGAAGAAATGACATTGATGGGGGGTTTGAAATAGAAAGATTAGCTAGTGGTGATTTAAGATTTACTTTTAACATTTTTGATAATTCACCTGAACCACCGACAGTAAGATCTATAACTAAAATAATCGATCTTAATCCTTTTGTTTCTAATGCTATATTTTTATCATTTGATGCTATAAGAGGTACGTGTAGTTTTTATGTAAATTCAGAAGTTATATTTTCGTTTGATATAAAGTCATACCAAATGTTAAATAAAATGATTTTATTTGGTATTATAGAAATAGTATCACCTGGTAATATAACTGAAAAAATTCTTAAACCAGATCTAGAGGATAACATTTACTTAGATGATATATATCTTACTTTATCACCGTTAAATGCAGAAGAAGAGATTACTGCTGTCTTAACACAAAATCTAAATAATATTCAAGATATTACTATATCTTTACCATGTGGTATGAGAAACTTAACTGATACTATTAACACGGTAAATTCTATTGGCACAAACTTAAAGCATAGAAGCAATGTAGTTGATATTAATGTAAAGAATTTAAATATACAAGACAGTAGTATTACTGAAGAAGTAAAAACTATGATATTGAATAATATAACTTCTTCCCTTCCTGAAACCACTAACATAAATGATGTTAAATTTATAAACTACAAATGATATCTTATTTTAAATATACTTCTGGAGAGTCCTTTACTTTAAGTGGTAGAGATTATGATGGTTTGTTTAACATAACAGATGGACGCGCATTTTCCGGAAAAACTCTTTCAGAGACTTCTACTCCTTTAAGCTCTAAAGGAACATTTGTGGGTAATTCATTTCTTGCTAAAAAAGAATTTGATAGAACTGCTGGTGGTGTACCTCGAGGTAGTCAAGTTTTAGAAAAGCCACATATATCGCCTAGAGATATTATTGACCAAGTATTTCTTGATACAAATTTAGAAATACTTAATAATAATAATTTAAATTTATACGCGTTAAATATTATTTCTAATCCTCAAATTTTAAATTTCCAATCTACTTCAAAAGATGCAGATAGCTTTATGGTAGCTTTAACAAGTTTATCTGAAGCGAGATCAAAAAATGTTGTTGTTACTAAAGATAATGGATTTGCAGAAAATACTTTACCATTTAATGTAACAAGACAAACTTCTGATGGTGTGACAATTGAAGAAAATAAAGTACCTACTGCTTTAGACGGTTTTGATAAATTAGATGAGACGACTAGCGCTACAATAGTTATTAACAGAGATGAAACATTTAATTACTTTACTGTAACATCTACTGAAACATTAGTATTTTCAGGTAGCTTTGTTAAGAATAGTCCTTTTTCGTTTAGAGAAAACATTACGGATCAAATACCTCCGAGTACTACATTGTTATATGATAACAATACTGATACATTATTTAACTTAGGAAAAGATGTAATATTAGATGGAGATGGTAACCCTAAACAAATAGATAGATTGATAGGTTATGATTTTAGTTTTTATAACACTTGTGGTCAATGGAAAATAAAAGATATCTTTACTTTTGATAACCCTGTTGTAAAGGGTAAGTTTAAAATAGGAAATGACTTAAAGGGGGCGTTAGTAAGACTTCCAGATGGTCAAATAGCTATTGAATTAACTAACAAATACTCTAATGAATTTTTTGGTTATATTAAGCCGCCACCACCTCGGCAAGGCTTAGGTCTGTTACCGGGAGGTGTTACAATTAACGAAGTCATTGTAGATTTTGATATTAGAGATACAGATGATTCTGTATTAGTATTAACTAAGGTAGAAGGCAATGACGTACGAATTCCTGGAACAGACGGGCCTTTTAATGTTTATCATGTTGATTCAGAATTAGTAGAAAACTATATACTCGGAGTAAATGATAGACCTCGATTGGTTCGTACTTATACTCCTGTGTTTGGAAGAAGAAGAAGAACTATAGGAGAGGCTACTGTTAAATTTTCTGATAATGATTCGAATATTTTCATCTTAAAAGAAGGTAGTTCCGTTACTACAAGATTTATTAGTAATCCTGAATTTCCAGCAGGCTTTTTAAGTTTTAATAATTTACAATTTTTACCAAATGCATATTATGGTGGAACGAAAGAACTATTTAGTAATAGCAGATATGCATTTAATAGTAACAATTTACCATCTAATAATTATAATATTATTAATTTACAAACTGAACAAGTAGGAGGAAGCGTCTATAACTTTTTGCAAAATACAGGTAGATTGTATTTTTCTAAGACAGGTGGTTTAGTATATGATAATATACTTCCTTTAGATTTAGCTAATACTTATGATAGGGAATTAGGGTGTGAATCAAGTTTAGGTATCTCTCTTAACAGTGAGATAGAATCAATTCTAAAAGATACACTAAAGATATATGTTAATTTAGCTTTAATTATTACTGGTGAAACTATAGAAGATGTTCCGGTATTAGGTAGATACACTTCATACCCAAATATTGATGTAGATTTTAGAGATTTTGAGTTTCATGAAAATGAAGAAATTAATTATAACGTAGTAACTAGAGTATTTGATAGCCTTTATAACCTTCAAAAGAACGTACTAGATAGTATTTTGAATAACTAGAATAAATAAATATATGTCAGCAAGCTTACAGAATGAATTAATAGCAGATCTATATACTTCTTTGCTTCATTTAAGTGGTGGTGATTTGTATAAAGATCCACAACCTAGAGATGTTTATGATGGCTTGGGCAATAAAACCGGTATTGCTTTAAGTGGTACTAAAGTAGTAGTTAATAATGTAGCGCTTCCTGAGCAGCATGTTGATTCAATAGAGGCAACTGATAACGATGTTACTAGTTTAGTAGATATGTTTTTTCCTGTAGGTTCTATTCAGATGACTATAGATAACGTTAACCCAGGAACAAGAATACCTGGTACAGTCTGGGAACTAGCTTCTGAAGGTAGATTTATTGTAGGTGCTGGTGGTCGTAATCCAAGTAATGGATATGCAGAGTATACGGCTGAAAATAATATTGGAGGATCAGATGGTCAAGATTCTCATGTATCTTTAAATGAAGATCAAATGCCGGCTCATACCCATGTACCTAATAGTTTTAACAGTCAGTTCGGAAATGTACTTTCTTGGACAAGCGCTGAAGCAGTGCCTGGTGGGGGTGAAGGTGGAGCTATTAATAAACAAATTCCGGTAGGACAAACTACACAATTTTTAGAACCAATTTACGGGTTTCCAAGCATTCAACCTATAGCACAAAAGCTTTCAACGGTAGGAAAAAATCAAGCATTCAGTATATCGCCAATGAGTTATGGAGCTTATATATGGAAAAGAACACAATAATAAAATAAAATGGCAGACGTAAGTATAGTAAAATTAAAAGTAAGACGTGGTACTAACGAACAAAGAAGATCTATAATTTTAGATCAAGGTGAATTAGGCTACACTCTAGATACACGAAGATTATATATAGGTGACGGTGCTTCTGTTGGTGGTCGCGTAGTAGGAAACATAGGAATTGGTCCATTTAATTTAGAATCAAGTTTAAACATTCCAGGCCTGGAAATAGGTGATATTGGTTACGCTAACAATAAACTATATATACTTTCTGGTCAAAATTATAACGACTCTTTATCTGGGTTAGCATACATTGGTAATGTACCAGGTACTACTTTAGATTTTGGTGATAACAACACCTTGATAGTTGCAAAAAGTTCGGTTAATTCAAGTGAATTTGCTACAGAAATATTTGGCGACGGAATTGCAAAAGTTGGTGATACTATAGCTGTTGATAGTAGTACAGCATTCTTTGAAATATCATCAGAAAAATTAAGTATTAAACAAAACTCAATAGGAGAAAGAGAGATTTTATCTACTGCGCTTTCAAGTGGGCTTTCAGGTGGTAATGGTGAACCAGTAGTGATGCATGTTGATAATGCTCAATTTGATTTTGATTCTACTAATCGATTAATTTTAGCTGATTTAGGAAATGAAATTATTAAATTTTCTAATTTTGCTCCTGGTTCAATAGGAGATGGCTTACAGTTAAATTCTACTACTAATCAACTAGAAGCTTTATTTAAACAAGTAGATAGTTCTTTAACTCTTTCTAATAGTGGAGTTCTTGCTATTGCAAATGGCTTTAGTACAAATACTGAGGTTGCCTCAGGTAATGAGTTTCCGTTTGTTAATGTTTCTAACGGTATTATAAATGGAATGGCCAGTTCAATTTATGATGTTGTAACAGCTACTGGATTATCAGGTGCTAACTCTGGTAATGACGTACCGGTAGGTACTATACTACCTCACGCGCGTGCATTTAATGTTATTCCAGATGGTTATCTACTTTGTGACGGTAACATATACTCCTCTGTTGAATCTTCTAATTATAGAGAATTATATGATGTTATAGGTAACCGGTATGATACTACTAATGGCTTGCCTTCTCCTGGAGGCAATTTTTTCAGAGTACCACAATTAACTGGAGGTAATGTATTGTTATATGGTTCTGATGCGGGCGCACCAGACTCGACTACATATTACTTAAGTTCTGATACAATAGATGACGGTACAGCATCTTTAAGTGCACAAGGATTTAACTTTATTATTCGTTATTCATCAGTTGATGGTAATAACAATTTATTTAACGGAGCACCTAACCAGGTTTCAAGAGGTTATCAAGGTTCTTATGATCAAAAAGTTTATGATGCAATTGATTGCAACGGTGCTAATCTTACTCTTAGTTCTGCAGGATTTATAAGATTTGCATTATCAGGTACCTCTAGAAGCGACTGTAATGAACCTTTTGATAGATTTGCAATTCCTGTATACAGCTGGTAAATTAAATATATAAAACAATGGGTATAGAAATATTAGAAAACACTTTATTAAAACTCTTAGTTAGAAGAGGTACTAACTTTGATAGGCAACAAATTACTTTAGACAGTGGAGAGCTAGGTTATACTACTGATACTAAGCGGTTGTTTATTGGAGATGGTACTACTGAAGGTGGTACATTAGTAGGTAACAAATATAAAGGTAGAGCTAGTGATGTTACTACATTAGCTCCTGTAGAGATAGGTGATTACGCTTATGATACAGATAATAGTAGTTTATATTTATGTGTATCAGGAAACGGTAACATAATTACTGATTGGCAAAAAGTAGCTACTAATAATTCTGCTGGAGATGCTACAATTGATATAAGTGTTTCTGAGGGTATTACGGTAGGTACTCTTTCTGCAGGTAATTTTTCTGAAGATGCTTTAGGTGAAAGTATTACGTTAGGAAGTAATCGGATTACTTTAAGTAGTACTATTGTAACTGATGGTATACTTCAAAAATCTACAGATACAGCAGATTATTTTACTATACCTTCTAAACTTAAAATTAATAAAATAGATTATAATTTTCCAGGAGGTGCACCTCAAAATAGCTCTTTCTTAGAATCTAATGCATCTGGAGAACTTAAATGGGGTACTCCAGGCATAATTACATCTGGTGTTGCTCCGACAACTGCCGCTCTTATACCTACAGGAACAATTGTACCTTATGTTTCCACAGCAGGTAACGAATACTTTCCTAATGGTTGGTTACCCTGTGATGGTAGAGCTGTAAGAGGTGCTGATTACCCTGATTTATCTGCAGTAATTACTACCGCTTACGGGGGTAATTTAACAGCAGTAGGTGGAGCTACATTTAATGTACCTGATTTAACACGAAGAGCTTTATATGGTTCTGATGATCCATTTAACAGTACGTTATACCAAGTTACCACTAGTAATGACTCTACTTCTGTAACCTCTCTACTATCAGCCACTGGTACATTGTTTATAATAAAAGCTGTAGGAGGAGTTACTAGCCCAACACTTACAGTGAGTAAAAATTTATCTGCATTTGTTAATTCTGAAAACTTTACTGGTGTATCCTTTAATCCTTTAAGTGGTGCGATAAAAATTGAACGTTCTACCCCTGGTACTTGTATATTAACAACACCAGGTACTTTTGCAAACGGATTTACTATGCCGAGTGGAATAGAGTTTGTTAAGTTTCATGTAACAGGATCTGGTGCAACAGGAGGCAATAGAGTTGGAGGAGCTGCATCAACTATAACAGGATATATATCTGCTCCTGCTGGTACAGTATTTAACGTTGTTGTTGGAACTAATCCAACAGGTATTAATACTAATGGTAATCAAAGTCTAATAAGTCAGGACGGTAGTAACCTTGCTGTATCAAATGGGGGCAGAACATCTCCGGGTAACATACCTTTACATGGTGAAGGTACTATAAATACTGGAAATGAGTATGTAGTAACAGGTCATGTATTAACTGGCGGATATGGTGGTATAGTAAATGTTGATGCTAATCACAACGCATTAGGAGCTTCATCCTTCTGGGGTTCAGCTCCAGCTCCTGGAGCCGGTGGCGG